TTCATCGTTTTGTGTCAGCAACTTGCCGGCCAATATACGTAAAATGGTGCTTTTACCCGCACCGTTTGGACCGACCAATAACATACATTGGCCTTTGTCCACTGTAAATGAAATATTATTTAGAGCAATAGAAGAATCGTTATACACATGAGTTAAGTTATTAACACGAATCATAATATTTATAATTACAGATAACCCTCTAATATGTATTTGAATACATCATAAAAAGAACGCGTGAATTAATTGTATGGATAATTTAATAATTATATTATTATTAGATTTATGTTTTTTTATATATGCTATAAAAAATTACGACTTTATACTATTAATAATGAATTAGAATTTATAAAATATTTTATAAAAATTGAAATGATTTATAAAATATAACCCTACTCCAAACAATAAAATGAATAACCAATACGAAGAAGCGCGTGAGTGGTATGATGCAAATTGGCCCTGCTGTATCCGATTGGATATAGAGTGGACGTGTCGTGGATACGATTATCCACAGCATGTTGTGGAATGGATTCAGAACGACACAACCAATTGGAGAAAACTAAACGACGTGAATGGTGGAACGTATGAGTATTTTGCTAGGTTGAATCAAAGGAAATTAAATAAAAAATAAGAAGACGAAAATAATATACCTCCCCAAATAGTATCGGTTACTACAATATGTGGTTTCCACTCATTAAATAAAGCATAATTAGTAGTTTCATATATACCATAAACACATAATCCTAATAAAAAAGCTTCAATATAAGAAGCTTTTTTAAATACAATAAAATAGTATACAAGAGTAATAATGAAAATGTAACATATTAGCGCCGATAAGGAACGGAATTTTAAAGGCGTTCCTTGTATATTACGCACTAATATATTGAATTGTTTGCTCATAAGTGTTAAAAACGCAATGTCAAGAATCAAAATAATACCTGCTAATTTGATGATATCGACAATCATATATAAAATACATATATAATATTTATATATGATTATACGGCACATATACTACATGAACTTATAGGAGCACCATGAATACAATATACGATTAAGTCTATACAATTAGGATCTTTGCAGTTAATTCTTAATATATCGTGAATACAATACAATACACGTCCCTTACTGATAACAATCTTACCTCCAAACATATATTTTTTATTATCTATTCTGTCTTTAAAATTAAGCGGTAATTGAGGTATTGATTCAATACGATGTGAAGTACACTCATGACAATATTTATCTTCTTCACGCAAATCAATACAACAAGAATTGCAATATTTAGAGGTCATTATAATTCTTGTTATTTTATATTTATATTATTACAACACTAATATACACGTTTGCTAAGTGGAACGCTTGTTACTTGGTTATCTAAAACATCCATAATGACATTCCTTGTATTTATTTCAATATTATCATCTTTTAAATATGTTAAAGTATGAACAAGCCAATTTTCATCATCGCGTTCAGGATAATCTTCGTGTGAATGTGCGCCTCGGCTTTCTTTTCTAAAATTAGCACCGTGTATAGTAGCCAACGCATTATCTAGTAGATTTTTTAATTCTAACATCTCAATATATTCGGTGTTGAATTCTCTCGATTTATCATCAATTCCAGTATATTCAAATTGTTCATATAATTCATTCATTTTTTCAACACCCTCCATTAATAATTTATCATTTCTAAATACACCGGCGTGTTTTTGCATTATTTTTTGCATTTCTAATCTGATACCTGCAACGCTTAATATTTTTTTTCGATTCAGAAGATTTTCATAGTATTCTGTTAAAACTGTAATATCTTGTTCACTTGCATCTTCCAACGCTTCACCTGGTTTATTTATATCAAAAATATTTTCTGAACACGCTTTACCAAAGACTACTATATCAAGTAACGAATTTGCCCCTAAACGATTTGCTCCATGGACCGATGAACTCGCGCATTCACCTGCAGCCCATAAACCTTTTACCACATTATTTTCATCTTTTTCACTGGGAGAAATAACTTCTCCCTTCCAATTTGTTGGAATACCTCCCATATTGTAATGAACTGTTGGTATTACGGGAACTGGTTCTTTTGAGACATCAACACCAGCAAAGATTTGTGCTGTTTCTGAAATACCTGGTAACCGTTCCTCTAACAAATCTTTTGGTAAATGACTTAATTGGAGTAAAATATGATCCTTATCTTCACCAACACCACGACCAGCATTGATTTCCATGGTCATTGAACGAGATACCACGTCACGACTGGCCAAATCTTTTGCACTTGGTGCATAACGTTCCATAAATCTTTCTCCTTCAGAATTAATTAAATAGCCACCTTCGCCCCTACAACCTTCAGTTAATAATACACCGGCTCCATATACTCCAGTAGGATGGAACTGAATAAACTCGGGGTCTTGTAATGGTAATCCTTTACGCAACGCCATAGCATTTCCATCGCCTGTACAAGTATGTGCACTAGTTGCTGAAAAATAGCATCGTCCATAACCACCAGTTGCTAATATTGTATTTTTTGCCAAAATTTTATGATATGAACCATCTTCAATATTATATACCAATGCGCCAATACAAGCACTTTTATCCTTATTCATAAGAAGGTCTAAAGCAAAATATTCAATAAAAAAATTTGCATCATAACTGAGTGATTTTCCATATAATGTATGAAGCATAGCGTGTCCCGTTCTATCTGCTGCACAGGCAGTTCTATAGGCCTGACCTCCTTTCCCATAGTCTAGGCTTTGTCCTCCAAATGCCCGTTGATATATTTTTCCATCTTTTGTTCTTGAAAATGGTAATCCAAAGTTCTCTAATTCATTTACTACCTTAGGAGCTTCGCGACACATATATTGTATAGCATCTTGATCACCGAGCCAATCACTACCTTTAACAGTGTCGTAAAAATGCCATCTCCAATCATCTTCTGTTATATTACCTAAAGCAGCGTTTATACCACCCTGTGCAGCTACTGTATGTGAACGTGTAGGAAACAGTTTTGATACACATGCTACGTTATAATTCTTTTCTGCTAAACCCATTGTGGCACGTAGACCTGCACCACCGGCGCCTATTACTAAAGCATCAAATTTATGTTCTACTATTTTTGGCGTGTTTAGTAACAATGGACGTGAATCTAAAATAGATTTTTTAGCTAGATTTAACATGAGGTATATATTATTGGTGTTTAATATTTAAATAATTTTCTACCACAATACTAGTTCCGAGTGTTGCTCCAAACAGTATATATGACGATTTCGCTACTTTATTGTTTGTTAACAAAGATGGATATTTATCCCAAATAAAATGTCGCATTCCACCTAAAGTATGATATACAGATGGAGTAATAATCGTATAATTAATGAATCTTTTTTTATAATTTTCTAACTCTTTGTATTTTTCAACAAAATTTACTCCACATAGTGTTCCTATTCCGAAACCAACATAAGCACCGGATAAATATAACCCAGATAAACGTGTAGCAATTGATGATATTGCTGTAATGGGAAATTTATATATATTTACATGTGGTGAAATATTTCTCATATAATCATTTAAATATATTATTTTAAATCATTATAATATGAATATTCTTACACCTGATAAAAGCAAATTAGCATTGAGATATTACCATACTTTTGCCCCTACACTAATACCAATGGCATTGTTTTCTTACGTTAATAATAAATATGAAATTAATTGTAAAACCGTAGATTTTCTAAATGCTGTAAATATAGGATACCATTCATATGTTTCATCATCTTCAATAATTAGCGATTATATTAAACATCCTAATTTAAGTAAAATCGCTAGAATATCGAATTTAAAACTACATCTTGTATCAACAATAGGTATATATCATTATATTTATAATATAAATAGTAATGAATAATGTAATATAATATCTGACTTTTATATGAATGTTCTAAAAAAAGGAATTAATATTACAAAATTCCGCGTGTATCGTAATACAGGTGGAAAATCTCATATGGATACTTTTAATTTAGATAAAAAAGAAATAGGACCTATGGTGCTAGATGGTCTTATTCATATAAAAAATAATATAGATGGGACATTAGGGTTTCGCAGATCTTGTCGCGAAGGAATATGTGGGTCATGTGCAATGAATATTAATGGTAAAAATACGCTTGCTTGCTTGTGTCCAATAGAAGATAAAATGGTAATATATCCATTGCCTCATATGCCAATAATACGCGATTTAATACCGAATATGAAGAATTTTTATAAGCAATATGGTGAAATAAAGCCATGGTTACATAATTCAAATAAAACGGGAGAGGAAAATCTTCAATCTATTGAAGATAGGAAGAAATTAGACGGAATGTATGAATGTATATTATGTGCTTGTTGTTCTACATCTTGTCCTAGTTATTGGTGGAACTCCGATAAATATCTTGGTCCAGCCGTTTTAATGCAAGCTTATCGCTGGATTGAAGATAGTCGCGATGAATCAACCGTAGAACGTATGGAATATTTAGACGATGCAATGAAATTATATCGGTGTAAAACTATTATGAATTGTAGTAATACTTGCCCAAAAGGTTTAAATCCAGGACAAGCAATAGGAAAGCTAAAGAAAAAAATAGAGGATGAATTACATTAAAATATAAAATAAATTGTAAATATAATTATATTATAATTTATTATATATGTCTGTTAAAAAGCATATAGTGGATGCAATGAAGCATTTATATAACCAAAAATACATTAGTATTCGTGACGGTAACGTTAGTTTCAAGCCAAAATATGAAAAGTTTTTTTACATATCAGCGGGCAGTGTAAAAAAAAATGAAATTAACGAGGACCAAATTATAAATGTTACTTTCGATGATGATAAAATATACTATGATGAAAAATATAAATATTTACCATCTCGAGAGATATATATGCATTCACTATTACAGACGGACAATTATTATTATGACAAAGACACATTTGTGATTCATGCACACCCTCCAAATATTATATCTTACATTGGTATTAATAAAAGCAATGAATTAAATACGATTAAAGATATTTTTCCGGAGCTAAATGTGGGTAATATAGGAAAAAATGTTAAGTATCACGAAGCTGGAACAATGGACTTAGCAAAAGATTGTTATAATTGTTTAAAAAAAAATGAAATTGTGGGTTTAGAGCGACACGGTTCACTATCGATAGGACACGATATAGATAAGGTTTATGAAAATATTGAAACTTTAGAATATTATATTGATATAGCTATTAAATCTAAGTCTTAAAATATAAATTTATATTGTAACATTATATTTTATAATTAACGTTGTATATTTTTTAGTGGAGAGAAAATGAATATGTTTATTGTTTTTTATTGTTTTTTATTGTTTTTTATTGTTTTTCTATTTGTTTTTCTATTTGTTTTTCTATTTGTTTTTCTATTTGTTTTTCTATTTGTTTTTCTATTTGTTTTTCTATTTGTTTTTCTATTTGTTTTTCTATTTGTT